GAAGTTCTTTAACCTCAGTATTTAAACCTTTAATTTCCTCATCATAAGATCTAACTTCTACCTTCTCTTCTTTTCTAAGTTTAATTAAATCCTTAACAGTAGGGATAGACCTAGAAACAGAATCAACTTTTTCCTGAAGTCTTTTTATCTCCTCATCATAAGACTTAACTTCTGGTGGATTAGATTGTGTTTCTTCCCTTACTTCTTCTTCCTTAATTATTTCAGCGACTACTTCTTCATCCTCACCAAAAAATTCCTTTGGAGCAGCAAACTTTTTATTCTTTAATTTCGCCTCCTCCTCTACTTTCTTTTGAGCTACTTCTTTTTTAAGAAAATCTTTTTTTCGCTGCTCAAAAAAATCGGAGGGATTTTTTAGTGACACTACTATAATTACTCCGAGGGTCCATTATTTAAGTATTTATCATGCCCACGCATCCCCCTCATCACCATATAATTGTACATTAACAACAGTTCCAACTCCCGTTCCTCCAACATAATCTGCAGGTTTAGTTAGTTCTACAACAAATTTTTCTCTATCAGTCAAAATTACTGGATATGAGGGTAAATCCCACATATATGTTTCATTTGGAGCAAGATCTTTTCTCAACAATCTATAGGCAGTTTTTCCAACACCTTGTACTTCCTCAAAATGTGGGTAGATATAAACAGAACATGTTACAGTTCCAAGACCAGCATAAGAAGTTGCAGCACCCACTGCTTTTCCTGCATGATGGAATAAAGCAGTTCTTACATATGTGGTAGTCGCAATACCAACTACTCCACCAGCAGTTTCAGTTACGCCAATAGTGAGAATACCGACAGTATTGATACCTGTAATAGATACGATTTGTGATAGTTTATTTTGCTGTGCCATTTTCGTTCTTAATTAATTTTGCTAGATCAGCAGTAGAACCTACAAATAATGCATTATTTACTGTGGTAGGACCTTTTTTCTCTTCTTCAGCATTAACATCCTTTAGTTTCTTCTGGAGATCCATCAGTTTATCAGTAGCATCAGAAACACTCTTAATTAACTGACCAGCAACTTCATATGCTCTGGGCATATCACTATCTTGAGCAACCTCAAGAATACCGTTAATTGCTTCTTGACCTTTCTCTATTATACTATAAAGATTACCTCTTGTATATTCATAATCTTTTTCTACATCACTCTGAGTAAGTCTGTCAGGTTTTTTTAAACCACCAGGAGTAACATCAGTAAGTTGATCTTTTCGAGTAGCACATCCTCCTTCAGGAGTATCAAGTACTTCAACTTCAGGAACTAGATTAAAAGTTTTATCTAGTTTATTATATTCTTTAGTCATAGTCATACAAAGGATCCATCAAATCCAAAATCATCACCCATCTCAATATATGGGGTATCAGCACTAGTTATTGCTTTAATTTCTTCTCCCCTCAAATGAGATGACTGTGTAGTATTGTCTTTTGCTCTTTCAACAACTATAGAATTGCCATTAATCTTCTTAACATAGACTTCTTCATCACCTATAGAATAGTAACTAGATGTTGATAATGCAGTTCCGTCTGCCACTGTAATAGTGAGATCGGAAAGACCCATATCTTCGGATAGAGTTGTAGCAATATCTCCAGTATAATCCTTGACTGCTCTTGGAACAACAGAGTAAGTAACATCTCTTTCGACACTCTTGGATCCACCAGCAATGTAATTGATACCAACCTTTCTGATGATATCCTTGGTTGCAGTCTGAACAGGACCAAATAGGTATGTCTTAGCAGTAAATCTTAGAGTATAAAGAAGAACTCGTCTTTGAGTAAAGTCTCCTTCATAATCATCCTGCATTGTTATATTTTCCAAAATAACGGGAATATCTCTTTTCTCTTTAATAGACTCAACTAATTCTACAGTTATATTATATGCTGGTTGGAAATATGGTAAAATCTGTTCTGTAATCTGAAGAGCATCATCATTTAATTTACACATAATGCTAAGTTCAAATTGCATATTATATGGAACAGGCATATATGATTTCTTTGTTTCAGAACCAGTATCTGGATCTTTTACAACAAANTTAGAAGTAGTTGTAACCTTTCTTGAGGAATCATAAGTAAGTCCAGTAAATTCAAAAGACATTCTTGGCAAAGTAATTGCCGTGGACTTATTAAGATCAGGTGATTGTTCTAACCTTGCAAGAAATTTCTGAGTTGGACCATAAGCCAAAGGAACTCTAAGAACACTTACAGTATTGTCCGAAGAATCTGTGTGTTGGATAGATATACCATTAAATAAAGAACCAAATGAGATTATGGTTCTTCTCAAAATTTCGTTATAAAAATATTCAAACATAGTTAGAGTCCTAGTATCTTATATTTAGGGCATTCCGAATGGGTTCTGTTCACTGAAATCAATAATAGAATCTGCTTCAGTCTCTATATCAACATTATCAGCAAATCCATCATCTTGTGGTTCAATATCACTGAGTCTAATCACACGGGAAGCACCAGATGTTCCTCCAGTAAGAGTCTCCCCGACAGTAAATGTTCCAGTAACACTATTTACCTCTAATAGATTTGTAGCAGAATCCCAAACCCTTACCCTTGCAGTAGTTCCACTAGTACCTCCAGTTACAGTCTCATTAAAGACGAAATTGCCCACAGAATCCATTGATGGAGTTGAGAATGTAGCATATAGATTAGTACCATCACCAGTAGTATAACCAGCACCAGCATTTGTATACCAAACATCAGTTACAGCACCAGCAGCATTGATAATAGCAACAGCAGTAGCAGTTGTACCAATACCTGTTTTAGTAACAGCAAGTGGTGTAGGTAGTGTGACTGTAGGTGCAGTAGTAAATCCACCACCACTTGCAGTAACAGTTACGATACCTAATGTACCATCAGCAGCAAATGCAGTACCTGCAGCACCAGTACCAGTGTTGCTAGTAAATGCTATTCCTGGATATGTTGTTGTAGCATATCCAGCACCTGGATTTACAATTCTAACTGCCTGAACTGATTTTGCTTTCTCATTTACATTAAGATTACAATACTGAATTCCACCAATCATATATGAAGTCAATATACCTGTAACTCCACCAGATGGTGCAGATGATATCCCTACAGATGGTGGAGTTATATAACCACCACCCCTATTAGTGACATTGATATAGTGTACACCACCAGCAGTTATGATACCAGTGTATGCTGCTGCTGTAACGCCCGTACCGACCATTGTAAGCGTCTGTGACGGTCCTAAAATGGTTGAGATACCTTCTTCACTAGTTCCGTCTGTTTCGTCTCCTACAAGCTCATTATCGATCTCATCAATACCTGTATCAATAACCTCATCTTCGTAACGGAAGAGTTCACATCTAAGTTCATAAACATAATTCTTTTGTAATTGGTAGAAAGGTTTTTCGTGCTCTACAAACTTAATCTCAAATAAACGATCTCCTAATGGGAAGTATATTAAATCTCCCTCTTTAGGTCTAGTTGTTAATTTTACATTATCCTCATTCTTCATTAATGGAGAAATATAATCCTCAAATCTCTCTCTAGAAATAATTAAAGTTAATTCATTAGTTGCCTGAATACCAAACTTAGATAGTAAAACAGGGTTCTGTCCATATCCATCAAAATTCTCTACATATGCCTCTATAGGATATGCATCATCAAATTGAGATCTAATCACCTCTTTCATTATAGATGCTTCAGTCATGTATTTGCGAGGTAAATAATGCACCTCAACACCATACATCTTCAACTGTTCGTTGATTAGATCCTGAATAAGGTTCTGTTCAGATTTAGCACCTTGTTGAAAGTATGGATTAAGCATATTCTCAACCTATCATATCTAATGGTGGCAATTCATAAGTATTAGACATCATTTCAAGAATTTTTTCTAATTCCTTTTCACCATCATCATAAATTTGTCGTCCATTTAATTCAACACCACCAGGCAATTTAACTCCTTGGAATTTCATTAAATTCTGACCCCATTGCTTTTTGATGAGAGCAGGTATATATTTTTTTAAGAATGAATCATTCCAAACTCTAGTATAGTCATTTGGATTTAAGAGTCTATAGCAATCCATAACAATAAAATCACCCACCTCAAGACTTGCCCAATCAATATCCAAATATAATCTATCTTGTCTTTGATTAAACCTTATTTGTTTTTGTGTCGTTAATGCAAATTCAATATCTTCTAGATATGTCTTAGTCATTGCATAAGTAAGAATCTCCATAGATCCCCAATAATACATATCATTTAAGAACATCTGATACTTAACACTAAACATATTATTGGTAACAGAGTTAGTACCATCAAAATGCATTATCTTATTTACACCAATAACTTCTGGTGGAACTTGTAAATAATTACTATTCTCATACCAATCAAAAGAAGTAGATACTCCTGCAATTGTAGCATCAGCAGTAGTAGTTACTATTCCTGCGGTATTAGTTGAAGAAGAATCTTTAGTTGCTCTTCCTCTATCAATATCTTGTTGTGTTATTGCATACTTCATATACATTTGAGTGACACCATCATAATGCCTCTCATTCCAATACTGAAGTCCATCATCAATTAAATCATCAACTTGCTCATCGGCAACATTAACTTCCAAGACAGGAGCACCCAGCTGCCTTAGACAGTATTCTTTAAATGTTGATCTACTGCTTGGTTGTGACATTTACCCTACTATCCCCTGTAATATTTAGGGTGCTGATGATATACCAGAATAAACNAGAATATTACCATTAACAATATTATATATTGTTGCACCAGAACTCACTAATACATTATATACATACCGACCTTGTGTTAAATTATTAGTATCAGTTGATCCAAGAGATATATTAAATATTCCTCCAGCAGCACTCGTAAAACCTACGGTAAATGTTGTGGTGACTCCTAGTGTTGCACCCACGGCGACGCTCTTAGACATTTGAGCAGAACCAGTCCACCCAGTAGTTGTAGCAATACCTACAGCATTTGATCCAGAAAAATCAAAAGCAGCATTTGATGTATCGGTCACGTTATATGTTGCACTAAAATTAGAACCACCATAAATGGTCAAATTAGCAGCATATGGAACTCCAGCATCTGGGTCAAATGTTAGATTCTTACTTGCCATTTACTAGTTCCTTTAATAGAGATTTGATTTCCGACATTTCACCTTTTAAACTATCAAGATCATTTTTCATAGTATCAAGATCTTCACTTTTTGATTTTTTTATGCCACGTCGAGTAACATATTTGTTGTAATCCATAGAATTTACATTAACAATTGATCCTGTTTTTGGATCTCTTGCCAGATCCTTATGTCCTTCTACATTATATAATTCATCAGACATATTATGCTAATGCCATCACTCTAAGGTCTTTCATTCTTGGGACATAAACCTGATTAGTAGAAGTCAATACAATTTTAATTCTATAATTTCTATATTGAGGTAGATCCTCTACAGTAAATCCATATTCAGTATACTGCAATTCTGAAGGAACATATCCAAATCTATTGGATTTTTGAATTTTCACATCCTCTTGACCATTATTATCTTTTGGATTAATAACAGCAGCTGTATTAGCATCTAAGTTTGCATATCCAGGGAAAGGTGTGAAAATAGGGCTAAGTCCTGAATCATTACTAATATAATAGAATGCTCTAATATCAGCATATTCATTAATATAAGCATTTACCATTATCTTAAGTGAAGTAGCAGCATTTTGTAATCCTATTTCCTTAGAAATATACTGACATGCTGTTGGATCTCCCTCAATAGTACCAGTTCTCTTATCAGTTGCGAAATTTGTAATTTCACTATTAACCCTATTTGATGTACAAATAACACTAGTTCTTTGAGAATCGATCATAGGACTCAACTTAGTATTTGTCGTATTTAAGAATAATCTTAAGTTAAGTGATTTATTTCCTGGAACATTATTTAAGTATTGGTTTTCATTAGATTGAGATGCAATCAATCTAGGAGTATCCATATAATTACTATCATTTAAAGCAACTGCTTCATATCCATTATCAATCCAAGGAATTTCTGATCCACTCATACTTTGAGCAGTAGTAGTTCTCATTTCACCAGTAACAGTAGTTCCACGAACTGTTAAATTCTGAACCATAGGAGTGATAGTCTCAAAAGGTATATTTTGAGTTGCACGTATTTGTTTTCCACCAGTTGATTTAGTAGCAGATAAGTATCTCTTACCAAATCCAGTAATGGCAGATCTATCAGTAGAACCATTACTACCTGTACCACCAGACATATCTAGTT